ATTAATATGTTCGTCCAAGTCGTAATAGTTATTGCTCTGAACAACAACCAGACTAGTGTCAGGAACGTTTTCCAGCCACGCTTTGTACTGCTGAGGCGTAATATGCTCACAGCTAGTGTTAACCACCACGTTAGGCGCCCTGTCGTACACGTAGCAGCACATATCCGCAGATACAGCCTCGTACCGCCCTTGCACCTCTTGGCGTTTATTGACGGTGTAAGAGGTCTCCTCACAGCTAGGGTCTAGATCAACGCTGGTTATTTTGTTGATGTCTATGCTGCTATTAAATAGCAAGCTGGCAAGGACACCGTTCCACCCTCCGTGAATTACGATGTTATTGTTAGATGTCTGGACACATTTTTCCAGGTTCTCAATTAACCATATCTTGGAATTTACCTGACCTTTCCAGAATGATTCTAAAGTGCGATATCTGTCATCGCTGTTCCTAATAGCGTCCATCCAGAACAGCACATCTTGAATATCAACTTTCATCAGTTAGCTCCAGAAACTTTTGATACAGCCAATCGTAGTCATTTATCTTGCCCAGCTCATCACTAGACTTATGAACAGTGCCATATTCACGGCCCGCTCTCGCACCGTTAATTGCGTAGGTTCCAAGGGCTTTGTCTGCGCCGCTGTTACACCAGGTATTGAGACGTTGTTCTGTTTCTTCATCTACTTGTCCTCTTATTACACTACTAGCTAATTTTGTACACTCTCTAAATGCGCTTCTCCACGTTGAGAATGCGTCTGTATCAAACCTCGTTATGTTTGAAACCCTAGGTACTGCCTTAAACTTATGACTGATGCTAGTGGTCATATCTGCAGACGTTACATCTACTTGCTGTGTCATCTTACGAGGAAGTAGCTTAACTCCGCCGTAGCCGTACTCTAAGTCGTTTATTGGGTTCTGACTGCGCCATACGTGTACGCAATCGTGTTCCCACTTTGGAACTTGGAAGTTAAAGTTGAAGCCGTCAACTATTTCAGCGTCGCCGTCCACTACCCAAAACATGTCAGTAGAACACTGCTTAGCTGCTTCAACGTGAGCCTGATGTATGCCCTTAACACCGTGTACGCGCTTAATAGCGGGCACTTTTGCCAGGACCGCAGCGTAGTTTTTCTCAGCATCAATCTCGTTATAAGATATAAACACTACGTCGTAGGGCCTAGGGTTACTTACTAATTCGTCTACTTCTTTCTTGTTCATAAACGCACTATAGGCAAACTCGTTTTTGCTTACAAGTCTGTCTTTGCTAAACAACCCAACACCGTCTATATAATATCCGTTTCTAAAAACATGGACGTGACGTTCTTCCCACTTAGGAACACGGTAGGCAAAATCGAACCCTGTTATTAAGTCAACATCTGACTGCACTACCCAAAACATGTTTGTCTTGCTGTGCTTAAATGCTGTACAATATTCTTCGTAATTATTAACATAGAATATGTCATATGGCTTAGTAGTACTTGCCAGTATATCTACCGTTTTCTTATGTGTAAAGAATCTATAATCAACTTCAGTTTTATTAACAAGTAAGCTACTACTAAACAAGCAGATACCATCAAAGTGCTCACCGTTCTTAAATACGTGAACATATTTCTCTTCCCATTTAGGAACTTGGTACGAAAAGTCAAAGTCATGAGCTAGGTCAACACTGTCCCACACTGCCCAAAACATAGGCGTAGTGCTAGCACCGTATGCCTTGCAATAGTCCTGGTAATTGCTAATATAGAATACATCATACGGCTTAGGTGTGCTAGCTCGTATGTTTATCTCTTTTTTGTTTATGAAAGTACTGTAGTCAAACTCGTTCTTACTAATGCGTCTTTCTGTGTTGCACAAAAACACACCATCGTAATAATCGCCATTCTTAAAAACGTGAACGTGTTTACTCTCGCTCTTAGGAACTTTAAAGGAGAAATCAAAGTCATCAAGCAAGTCAACGTTGGGCGGCACAACCCAGAACATCTCAGACTTACTGGTACTGAAAGCTGCGCAATATTCTGCATAGCTGCTAACATAGAATAGGTCATAGCACTTAGGCACACTTGCTTCAATGTTGATCTCTTTCTTATGAGTAAAGAACCTATATTCTACTTCGTTCGCAGAAACCTTGACTCGTTTTCCGCACAAGACTATGCCGTCATAATGGCCGCCATTCTTAAAAACGTGAACGTAGTCTGTGCTCCATTCGTCTGGTTGGTAGGAAAAGTCAAAGTCGTAGTTAACTTCTACGTTGTCCCACACTGCCCAAAACATTTTTGTCATCGACATTTTTTGTGCTTTGAAAAAATCAGTAGCTCGCTTGGCTGTAGGAAACCGCTCTTTGAGGCTTCGCCACTCGTCGGAGACTTCCCCAATAAAAATAATATCATTTGTCATAGTAAAATATTAGCACCATTTGAAGGTTTTGTCAATTACTGTATTAAGATCCTCTGGTATTTCCGTAGTGAATCACATCGCTAACACTTGACGTAAACTTGCGCCACGGGTCTACTACCACACTATTAGGCGGGATACTACAATACAGTTCATCTACCGATTGCTTGCCAGTGTACTCGTAGGTAATTGCGGCAGAGTGTGCCATTAGAAAGACGCCAGGATCTGTTGGTTGGAAGTAATTGCCAGTATACGGATCAATATAGGTAGGAGTGAATCCTGCTTCTTGACAATAGTGCCCTACTAACAAACTGTAGCTGCCGTCTATGTACGGAACTCTTGGCTTGTATGCCTTGCCATGAATGTAGATAGGGTATCCTTTGAGGTTGGCGTGCTTAACTAATTCTTCGGCTAAGTTCTTTGCCTGTATCTCGCGGGCGTTCATTACACTATCAAACATGTCGTAGCCTAGGTCCAGCTTAGCTGCTAAGAATCGCAGGGCAATATTGTCACGAGGGTGACAGCCGCCACCATCGCCCATGCCCGCAGTCATATATTGTTTACTCATAATCCGCATACTAGACTCAGCAAGTGCCTTAGTAACCACGTCTACATCAATGTTGCCTTGTTTCTGTGCAACGTCTTGGATCATATTCACTAATCCAATCTTAGTCGATATAAACGTGTTGTAGAAAACCTTGATACATTCGCACTCGTCCCACGTGCCTATCACAAAACGAGGATCGTTGTCCATTACTGTCTTATAGAATTCTACTAACTGGGCAGCGTCACCCGTTTCAGTACCGTCTTCTGTGCCTATCATTACCATCTCTGGATTAACCATATCCCAGCTTACAGATCCCATTGCTATCAGATACGGATTATAAACAAACCGAGTGTTATCTGTTAACTGTACAAACTGCTCACGAGTAGTTCCGGGCAACACAGTTGAGATTAGAACGAGCAGCTGAGTCTTATCCATGTGATGATTTGCTTCAGCTAACACAGTCTTTACAGTGTCATACAAAAAGTCTTTGGGCGGCAAATGTGCTGTAGGTGCGCTTCCGTCGTAGTCTGTGTCGTGAGGAGTCGGGACTGCAATAAACACGATGTCTCTTCCAACAACACACTCTTCAATTGTTGACGCAATTGCAACTGTGTCACTGCTAACATTAGCAACATCGTAACCAGTAACATTGTGACCTTTTGCTGCCATTGCCTCTGCACAGGGCATTCCTAATTTTCCTACTCCAATAAATCCAACTTGCATCTCGTATCCTCTAAATTGTTTTGATAGTAATAATTATCTACGAGCACAACTCGTAGGTGCCTTCTTGGCACCTACATAACTAGTCTCTGATAAATAATATACAGCTATTACTTATTAGGACATTATATGCACGATAACGGCACGATTATCCCTTGTTGGACCGCAGACTACAAAACCTTTAACTTTAAGAAACAACCAGTAACGCAAGAAGAAATTGCAGTTTGGCAGTCTATGGGGTATTATCAAGCAAACTACACCGGCAACACCTACGACAATCGTAATCCTATGCCAGAGTGGGTCAATACCGTCGGAAACCAGTTTCCTGATCTAAAAGACAAGACGTATACCCTCTATCGCATGGACACACTTGAAATAATGCCGCCTCACATAGATCATTTTAACAGATACCGAGAACTATTCTGCAAAGACAAAACAAAGATTCGCAGAGTGGTTGTCTTCCTCGAAGATTGGTCCCCAGGACACTATTTTGAGATCGATAAAAGAGGCGTGGTAAACTGGAAGGCCGGACAGTGGTCTATGTGGAGTCCAGAGACCGAACACGCTGCTAGCAATATAGGTGTAGAGCCAAGATACACTCTGCAAATTACTGGCCATGTTTGATACTGTTACAGAATTTGAAAAACAGATAGCAGAGTTTTATAATGCGCCGTATGCTGTTGCTACTGACTGTTGCACTCATGCAATAGAATTGTCTCTTATACACACAGGCGCAAACAATATAAGTGTGCCCAGTCACACTTATATTTCTGTGCCGTTTACTGCATCGAAGCTAAACTTAGACTGGAGATGGAGAGACGAAGAATGGCAAGACTTTTATTACATTGGAAATACTAATATCATTGATGCTGCGGTTTGGTGGGAGCAAGGATCTTACATCAAGGACAGCTTAATGTGTCTCAGTTTTCAGTTTAAAAAGCACCTGTCCTTGGGCCGTGGTGGCGCAGTCCTTTGTAGCACACAAGACGAGTACACTGCTCTTAAGAAGCTAAGCTACGACGGTCGGTTGCCCAACGTGCCGTGGGCCGAACAGAATATATCATCAATAGGATATCATTACTACATGACACCAGAAACCGCAGCTGACGGAATTAATAAACTAAGCAGTGCTAGGAGTAATATACCCAATAAGTGGTGCTGGACAAATTACCCCTACTTGCCCGATATGGAGGTTTTTAATGTCTAAACGACTTTTTACATTCGGATGTTCGTATACTCAGTACACCTGGCCGACATGGGCAGATATACTTAAAGAATGTACTGAATGCAAAACTTATAATTTTGGCCGGGCTGGCATAGGCAATGTCGGCATTATGCACAAGATAATAGAAGCAGACTTAAAATATAAGTTCACCAAAGACGACGTCATTGCAATAGTGTGGTCGTGCTGGAGTCGTGAGGACCGTTACCACAGCGGCGAATGGGCCAGTCACGGTAATGTTTTTAATAACCCATTATACGATAGAAAATTTATTAGAAAGTACTGGAGTTACGAAAATGACATTGTCAAGAACGCAACAGCAATTATATGTATTAATAAGTTGTTTTCTGAAATTATAGGATTCCAAGGACATATAGTATCTCCTGGTGGGTCAGAACCTTACGAGCAACCAACGAGTTGCAACTTACAAGAAGAAAAGTTATTTAACTTCTATATGGAACATATCCCAATAACCAACATCTTTAAAAATAACGACCTTTATGAATTTGACGGACACCCGTCTGTCTTAGAACATTTAGAATTCGTAATCGATAACGTGTGTCAGCCCCTAAATATCACAGTAAGTTCTTCTACGGAATTGTACTATCGAACGTTAAACACCGACATTAGAGAGATTGCCGATTCTAGCAGCAACAGACAAAAGAAAACTAATGATATCATTAGTTACCTATCTCAAATAAAAGGACCGAACTGTGAAAAGAATTAACCGTTCAATAATCCCCAATGAACATGTATCTGGGCCTAAACAATCAATTGTTATAGACTTTTTTGATCAAATATTTAACCAAATATTTAAACATTCTGACAACGAGCTTAGCCACCTAAAGAATAAAGAATATGTGTATGCGCTCATGGAGTACGGGACCGTCACAACAGAAACTAGCATCTTCGATTATGTATTGCCTAGGAGCCTAAAACGAGTACAAACAGGTAATGCGTTTTTTGTATACGATGCAAGCAACGAAGGGCACGTACCCAACGGATGGTTTCCCATTTTTGACGTACTACTTGCTGATTGTAAAAAATACAGTGTAAACCCAAAACAAGTAATATACGTTACAGGTAATCACAGAGATCCAGAAAACATGGCTCAGTTTTGTAAACTACATAAAGTTGACCCGTTTCATATTGTTGCCATAAATGCGTTTGAAACTGCAATGGGTAGCGAGACATATAGTGAGCATCGTCCCGTTGCTACGAAAGGTCTTAGAACTGCAATCAGGATGTGTAACGCAAAGTTTGATGATAAACTCTTTTCTAGCCTAAGTAGAATAAATCGCATATACAGAACACTGGGGCAATTCTTGCTTTCGCAAAGTCCTGCGTCGTCTGATGCCCTAATTAGTCACAATGTTATTGACGAAACAGAAATTCCGGTACTACAATACCTGGCTAGTAAGGCTGGCATCGATAAAGCAACTGTTGCTGAATGGATTAACACATTGCCGTTAACTATAGACTACACCGACTTCTCAGCTAATTGGGCAGTAGAGCATGAGCATAGACACATATACGACCAAACAATATTCCAGCTTGTTAACGAAACTCTTACAGACGACCACAACAACACTTCTATGTTCTATAGCGAAAAAACCTTCAGGCCGATTGTTTATTTCCAACCATTTGTAATATGGGGGCAAAAAGGGTGCAATCACAAACTACAAGATTTCGGGTACAAACTTTACGACGACTGGTTCGACTTGAGTTTTGACTGGGAAGACGACGATGTAGTTAGATACCAAAAGCTACTAGCATCTGTTGAACAGGCGTGCGAATATCTTAGGTCATTAAGTCGAGAAGAACAAATACAATGGCGATTCAAAAATAAGCAGAAGTTAATCCATAACTACAACGTTGCAGTATCATCTGCCCATAACATCAACACATTATACGAATTCTTCAAACGTCTAAGAACGTAGGGACTAAGAGTCCCTACAAGTATTATAGAATCCTAACATCTCAGGAAACGTTTCTACTAAGTTAGTGTCGCGCCTACGATCGTGCTCGTTAAACCAGTTAAAGAAGTTCCTTCGTGCTTCTGTCAATTTAGCCGGATCATACACTGTGCTCTGCATATAATCAACTACTCGTTTAAACTTCTCGTATTCTAAAGTCGTGAACTTATTGCGATCACTGTCGTCAGTATTTTCTTTTATAAACTCAAGATGGCTATGCATATACGGCATGAACTCGTCCTTGGGCAATATGTTCATATCATAGATCGAAGGCTCTTTAAGATGAGGCGTATCAAATCGCACCCGCTGCCACTGCGTCTCGTTTGTAGCATCGTTGTACTTCTCGCGCCATTCTAAGATCTTCTGCAACAATGTTTCAAAGCTCGTAACACCGAAGATATTAAACGTGATCATAAATGTCACCGGCCAACCAGTATTGCTCAGATAGTAATCTAGGTTCTGTTCCCACAAATTAATATCCAATCCAGTACGGGCATATTCTGCACGTTTGGTCCAAGTATCGATACTAGTGTACAGCTTAAAGCTCTTGATCTTACCCTCACTTCTCAGCCGCTTAACAGTCTCTACAAGGCGTTTAACTAGCTTGGGCTTTACACCCAGGTTCGAGTTAATCTCTATTTGGATGTGAGGTTTTGGATCCTTGTCAAGACGTTCAAACAGCTCCCAAGTGCTTTTGTGCATAAGTGGTTCGCCGCCTGTGATGCGCAGGATGTTGAGTGTCTTAGACACCTCAGGCCACCATTCCCACCATGCCCTAACATATGGGTTTTCTTCCTCGCGGTGGAACACCTTAAACCAGTCTATGTCCTGGCGGTGATCCGTACTCATATCATATGGGCCAAAGTCATTGATCTCTTTCCAGTATCTGCTGCTGGCTTTGGGATGGCAGTATCCGCACTTAAAATTACATTCATTTGAGAACGAGATCTCAATATACTCTGGGTTCACGTTGTACTTACTTCCGCCTTTCTTGATCTCTTCTAGTCGTTCGGCAGTGTAGATTGATGCTGTCTTAATGTGACGGTCACTGACATAATTTTCGCCCATGTCTTCAATGTCCCAGCAATATTTACAACCTTCTGGTCGCTCGCCGTTGAGCATCATATATCGCTCATTCTTCTTTTCAAGAGTATTATGTAACGCACTAGGATCAGCCGCAATTTCTTCTAACGGTATCTTGTGCGGGGCTGGATGGTAACAACTGTGAGTTTCGCCAGTCTGTAGATAGATAGTAGTGTGGTGCCATTTTGCCATACAGAACGTCGGACTAATTTCAAGGTTAGTTATCGGAATGATATTCTTTATGTTGTCTAGTTCGGTGTTCATTTGGCTCTCCTAATAATGCGAGGAGTATTTTCATACACCTGTTTAAAGAATGCAGATCCGTAGGCGTCAAGACCTGCAATCTCTAGGCCCGTTTCTTCACGCAGAGTTGTTCCTAAGCCTAGTATTTCGTTGTTAGCATCTGGTTCGCTCATGCCTTCATACTTTTCCTTCCAGTGTGCAGTTAGATATTCAAAATCTCTAACCTGGGTGTAATCCCAGTCAGTACAGTTTGTCAAATAAGCCCCTTCTCGGGCGCCCAGCATACTCCATATGCCATTCTTTGCATCAGCACCCACGTTACACCAGACTAGTAGCCGTTGATAATTCTGCCACCAAACTTTCTTTAGTATAGGTGCTTTGGCTCCTTGGTCCAGGCTCATTTTTACACCTTCTCGAAATCCCGCACGCCAGGCCTGGAACGGTGTTTCGTTGGTGTAGCTGGTACTATAATTGTCGTTAAACTGGTAGTATCTCTCATCAAAACAAAACTCTACAACACTTCGGTGGTCTGTGGCGTCTGCGTTTTCGTGAGTGCGCATATTGTTAACGAAATCTTTGGTCCACATCTTTAGACCGCCATTGCCATAGCGCAAGCCATTAACGTGAACGTTGCCGCACCAGCTAAACACGTGGCTGCGAGATAGCTGTAGTTCTTCTAGATCAATCTCTACGTTAAGAAATGACTGGTCTATAATGTTGTCTGCATCAACAGTTACAAAATAATCTGATTCTGCTAGAGCTGCACAGGCTTTGTGGGCAGCGTCACTGCCTTTAACTCCGTGTACTCGCTTGGCCCAAGGCACCTTTGAACACAAGTCTGCGTAATTCTTCTCTGCGTTAGCTTCGTCGTAGGACAAGAAAATAATATCTTGATCCACTACTCTGATTTTACTGCTCATTAAAAATCCTCTTAATTTGGTACGTGTCAAATCGTCGCGCTGTGTAGACGCTAAATGGCTGGTTAGTATACTCAAATGGCATACTGAACGGTAGTATAACGTAGTTATCAGTCACTATACTGCTAAGGTCTGCAAAAAGAGTCTTGTAAAGGATATTTGGGTCGCCCTTTTCAGTTACACTGAGCACCATCTTGTGATTAAGATTAATGCCCTTTTTCATTAGATTTTCTCTTAGCCGTTTCCCTATAACAATTTTCCAACAAGTATTCGGTATATCTTGAATTATTTGGATGTCCGAGTCTTGTTCGTTGTCCTCGGGCAACTCGTATATAAAGTCGTTAATAGTAGTACCAGTAACTTCAGTATTGTGTTTACTTGCAAACTCCATCTGTTTCGACTCGGTACTATACTGGACTTGATAATTGGATATCAATTCAAGACCTTCCAATATGCCCTTTACTTCAGCTAACGGAACTGCTACTGAATTTACATCAGGCCGCTGCCGGGCGGCAATCCCTAGGATTTCTCCAGTGTCAGGGGCATACCCTACGTGCATTACTTTTTCAGCCATAACTCGTACTTCCTTATAATCTCAGCGGTAACAAAGTCGTTCTCAGTGTAATGAAACACTCCTTCTTGTAAATGATTACCTATCTTTAAACGCAAACTATCTGTAAGGTATACTCCAACTACACCTTGCCAAGTTGCTGGAGTAGACTGCCAGCCTTGCAAGCCAGGCTTCATGTGCTTGATGTAAGGAGCCGAGTGTCCTCTGTTTGAGATGTCATCGTCGATGTCCATAATACAGGCAACAATCGCAGTAGTAATATCCATACTAGGTTCTTTGGGATAATGCTCTTTACAAAAGTTTCCGTAAAAAAGTTGCCAGTTGTTGGTCACTAACTCTGCCCATTTATAGAACTCTTGCGCGAGCTCGCTTTTTCTAAAATAGTGCACTGCGTTATAAAAGTTGGGTAAATTGTTGTCGCGGAATGCTTTGCGATAAGGATCTGTAGCTTCGTCAACCCGTGTGTTGCGATAATTAAACACCCTACAGGGAAAGTAAAGATCGTAGTTATCAAGAAACTTCCAAAAAGAGTCCTGGTCATCTAATACCAGTACATCGCTGTCTAACACAATGGTCTGATCGTAGGGAGTAGCGTGGTATAGTTTCCACCTGTGCTCTGACTTAAACCGACTATCGCTTGCAGCATACCAAGGCACTTCGATAACCTTATCAAACACTGTCTCGTACTTTTTAAGAATCTTGTCGTTAGTGACAATACTGACCGGGTACTTATTGCCGCTGGCTTTTATACTCATTGCACAAAGGTATGCTTGTTTGACGTATTCTTTGCCTTCTGCGTATATTAAAAATCCTCTAGTGTTCATCAATGCACCTATTTAAACTAAATTTATTCATTACATGAACATTGGCATCTTTTATTCTACAAGCAGTGTACTCGCCTTCGTGCTTTGGCTTTTCAAGTAAAAACAAAAGGCTGTTTTTGTCAATGTTCCACAGTATAGACTTGTCTGTGATATAGTACAATGTGCCAGGCATCGGGTTAGCAAAGTTGCCAGACTGATAACCGTTCATTATATGCACAGCTATACTAAACGCAAAGTCGTTCCTGTACAACGTGCTTCTTAACTGAAACATATTGCTGTAATGTACCCAGTTCTCGTGGACGTGCTGAATTAAGTCGAAGAATATCTTGTTAGTTTCGGATTTTCTAAAAAATACCGCAGTAGCCCAGTAAAAGTCAACACTCGTTTCGGAAATTATCTTAAACTCTGTGCCGCGGTCCATACCGGTGAGATCTGCACATTCTTTATACATTAGCAAATCGTGATGCTGTTCAAAACAAGTCAGAAATGCGTCGTTGCAAATTACAACGTCAGTGTCTAGTACAAGTGTCTCGTCATACGGAGAAACTTCATAAGCAAAGACTCTGCTTTCGTTTTTCCATTGTAGGTTCTTGGCTGCCATTGCACCGTCGTAGAATACCTTGATCCTGTGGTCTTCAGAATTGGACAACACTGTGTTAGCAGCAACGTCTTCAGGCTTCCATACTATCTTAATTACTTTGTCAAATACCGTGTCAGCATCTGAGAACTGTTGCAACAAATACTCTTCGCTGTCAGTAACAATTGAGGTAGGCAGTCCTAGCAGGTCTTTGGCTCGCTGCGCAAGAAAGTACGCTTGCTTTATATAATCTACGTGAGAATTATTGCGGGCAAATACTAGGATACCTTTACTCATAGTCAGTCAGCTTCCCTACTGATCTGTTCTTCTTGAGTTTTTCGTATTCTGCGTGGAAGGTGTTCGATGCTGAGAAATAGACGTCCATTATGTCGTCCAGGAAAGATCCTAGTTGTTCGATCATTACAGGTATTTCGTTGTCGTCAACTAGCACAACATCTTCTTCGTATCCTTTTTCCACTAACATAGTAACAAATGTCATTAGCTCTTTAGATACTGTAAATTGCGAGCCCGCGTGATAAAACATAATCTGTTCGCGGTACTGCTCTTTGAGGATCCGCTTTTGGCTGTTAAGCGTGATCATATAGTTTGAAAAGTCTAATGCTTTTTCAAGTCTTTCGTCCATAGAAGTCTCCTAGTCATACTATATTTTATGACATTAGGAGACTCTTGTCAACCGTTATTGGAAACTATTTACTACAGTAAATGCCGGGAATGGATTATCTACACCAAGAACACCGTCAACACCAAAATCGCTTTTGTCAGCTCTGCGGGCTCCGTAATCAAATCTGATGTCAGCAGTAACAGGTTCTTGAATTGTTCCTACTTCGTTGCTACCAATAAGCGTTTCAGGGCCGCCGTCAGTTAGACTAATTCTAAACCTAATAGAAGTAGCACTATCTTGGCGAGCCTCTACAGTCCAAAAGCTGTCTTCGTAGACGTTGCCATATACTCCGCCGGCACCTGACGACTGTTTTCTAAGTATTGTTGTGTACGCTGATGTTAATTGATAGTTACCAAAGTTTTGCGTCTGAGGATATTGTACATTTGTTGCGTTAGCATTTGAGTTGCCCATATAGTTGTAGCCAAATTTAACATAACCAGGGTTAGTAACAATATCTTGCCATCCTTTGTTTCTCGGATGACTTTCGCCCTCAACTCCGCCTAAATTAGTTACGGCTCCAGCAATTCGGAGCTCGCCACCTGAATTAAAGAAGTGTCTACGCGCATTTGCAGTTGCAAAAGACACAACTACTTCCGAAGTAATTTTTACATAGCTCCAACTTGATGACCGCGTGTCTGACGTTAGGCTGGGTGCTATTTCTTGCTGCGAGGCATCTATGCCGAATCTGTTGCTTTCAAGGCTCGACATTATAGACAAGTAATCGTTAAATCCTTTTAGTGGAGCTTGGTCCACAAAAGTGTAATTATTTCCGCTAAACGCCAAATCAGTACCCGAGACATCGGCGCCGATTACGTCACCTGCGTCAATTTCAGTTAGCAAAGAATCTATCGTGTTACCAGTTTGGTGCGCATACGCATTCTCGATGTCGTTGCGAACTAATCCTAGTCTGCTTGCTGTAATAGTGCTGCCTGTGCTTACCTGAGAACTAGTGACCGGCTGGCCGTAGCCAAAGTCGTTTACTCCGTTGCCTAATACACTTTCTATTCTGCCTTGAAGGCTATTAAATTGTGCGGCTGTGATTAAATCGCCTACGCTAACTGCCATTGTATGTTCCTTGTCGCTTTGAGTTATTTATACCTTGAGCACACACTCAACCAGTCCTTCTTGAGTTGACTCTTTGTCTTCTAACGCAACGCCAACAATCGAAGTAGATGTACTAGCAGTGCCCACGCCGTCTTTGTAAGCATATATTATGTCGCCCTTGTGCGCCGTGCCATATACTCTTACAGGAACTCGTCCTTTTAGTGCTAATGCTTGTCCTGGTGCTTCTGAGTTCATTAAGTAAGCAGGCTTTGCCGATACTACACCAATTGCGACACTTTTGAGCTGGGCCATTGTAGTTTCTTCAGTGCCACCAATAGACATAATAGTGCCAACTGGGTATTCTTGGTCAGTAGTATACTTTTCAGCTAAGTCAGCATATTTTGCACTTGTAGCAGTACCGTTAAAAATATTAGCAAACACTGTGTTATTCGCAGAACGTGCTACAATCTTTCCAGGTTGTGCACTAACTGATGCAGAATTATATCCACCTTCGTCTATTTTTAACTTCTCTGCTTCAGCTGACGAGCCGCCTTCAAACGACTCTGCGTAGATAGTTTTAAACTTCAGGTTCGGTTTGCCCAAATCAAACGTATTGTCAACAGCCGGATACAATCCCGTAGCGTCTATTGTTATGCTGTGTGTTAGGTCGCCCAAGGCGTTTTCGGCTTTAAAGTAGATCTTACTATTTGGTCCGAGGTTGTTGGATATTGAGCCGGTTAAGGTTCCTAAACTAGCAGTAAGGTCAAATCCAGTGTTAATAGAGATGCCAGAAACTGCGTCAATTGTTTGCGTAAAGTTTGAGTTAGACAGAGTTACAAACTCGCTAGCTGGTACTCCGTTCAACCGTTCGGCATTTGAAGCAGTTCCTTGGAATCTAAACGCAGAAGTAGTAGTACCAGTAGAGCTATCTTTAAGGGTTACACCTTGGCGTATTTCAGTAAATCCGTCTAGTGTGTTTTCTGGAGCATTAAGAATAGTAAACTGTGTTGGGGATATCACGTAAATTGGATTATCATTAACTACCGCAACAATAACACTTC